TTTTTTTCCATAAATTATTTTTTTTTATTATAAATATATTAAAACTTATACTCCATCAAACCCTGGTGTAGGAGGGTCTTCAAAATTTGCAGGATATTGAGGAATAATAGGATATTGAAGAGGTACATTAGAATATGGGTCTGTAGCCTCATTAGGATTTAAAACAGTCTCCATAGAAAATACTACAGATGTTTGGTCTGGGAGTTTTTTAATAGATGCTAAGTCTTTATTTATAATATCAGGGATAATATATCCATACATAGTAATGTTAAATTCAGTTTGAACTAATCTTTCTTCCCCCTGATTAATAGTATTGTTAGTAGTAAAAGAAGTAATTCTAGCTCTGAATTTGAATCTTGAAGGATCACCCCAATATGCTTCAGATGCATAGTTAATTGCTTCAACAATTTTATTCATCTGTTCCATATAGTATGTTGATACTATACATTTATATGTTAATGTTACATAATCAGGAACAACTATAGCATATTGAGTTTTTTGAGGTATTCTATTATTTAATACACTAAAATTATCATACGCATTTTCTTTTACATATTTTTTAGTAGAAATACTGTAATTATGAGGAAAGTTAGCGTCTAATTTATTCGCAATGCTAAAATTCTTTTCTATAGACTCTCTCCTATACATTATAAGAGGAGACATTATTTTATCATTTTGATCTCTATAATACCCATCTGCTTGAACTGCTTTCCACCTTTCAGGACTACCATAGATTATAGGAACAGGAATTTGAGTGTTGTTTTGATATACAGAAGGTTTAATAACATTTGCAAAATAATAATAGATAGCTTCATCTATATCTTGAATACCAACACTGAATGGTTTTGTAGTATCTCCTTTAAATGATAATTGATTTGCTCTATTTAAAGGATTTATATTATTAGTAGAATCATTTGCATTACCATATTGAGAACTGTAAGGAGTTATCTGCTCATTACTAAGTTCTTTTTGTGTTTTTGGTATGGGTCTTCTAGATGGCATTAGATTCTAGCTTTAGTTAAACTATACTTATCAGATGGTATTAATTGTCCTTGACATATGATAGAAATACTAGATCCAAAATTCTCTAGTCCTGGGTTAAGTGGATTAGGGGAATATGGGTATTCTTCAGATTTACCAGTAAATAGTTGGTTTTCTTGAATATTATCTAATTCAAAGAAACTTTCATACCACATAATTATATCTCCTACTTCAGGTACAACTTGTGCATCTCTTAAATCATCACGGAATAAATTAAAGGTCATAGTTCTTGTAACATTAGGACCTAAATCACTTGACCCCCATATTTGATCATTTCTTTGGATTAAACAATTTAATAAAACAGGAGTAAAAAAATACTTATCTATAGTTTCACCGTATATATTAACTTTATTTTTTCCATAATCATACTTATAATATGCAATTTGTTGAGTAATAATATCCCCTAATAATTCTCGATTAAGGGTTCTAAACAAACTGATATCTCGTGCTCCGCCAAATAAAGCCATGTTATCCTATATAAATTAAGTAAGGTGTTTGTTGTAATTCTTTTAATCTAGCATCTGTTTCTAAAGATTTTCTTTCTAATATTTTTTCCCTAGAAGTTTCTTCTAAATAAAGTTTTAATTTTTCAACTAAAGCAGTTTTTTCAGCAGTAGCAGCAGCTATAAGATCACTTTGATTTAATGTTACTTCTGAGTTAGGGATAGGGATGGTTGTGTATTTACCTCTAATATATCCTAACATTTCTTTACATAATGCCAATGTGTACTCAAATATCCATTGGCGGCCAATAGAATTAATTTGTCCATATATTGGGTTTGTAAATGGCACATTAGATACATTAGTAACTAACCCTGACCCAGAAGGAGCAACTGGGGTGTTTTTTTCAGATTTAAGGTAATATTCAAACCATAATCTAACTCCATTTTCTTCTTCACCAGGTTTAGGGAATAGTCTTAATTTATTATTTCTAAGTTCAAAAGATATTTGTGATCTTCTTACTAAATCATTCATTTCAATCTCTTGAATCTTTTGAATATCAAAATAAATAGGATATAAGGTAGCAGTATTAGCTATACCATAGTTAGCCCAACCAAAGTCATTTAATATGTTTAAATACTCATTACCAGCTCCAATGTAAGGATCTAAGTATCTTACAGAAGCAGGAATTTGATTTCTAAATAAACGAGTTATTGTAACATCTTGACCTGATAGACTTTGAGAAGCAGCCCATTCATTTAAATCATAATCTTGAACATGTTCTCTGAGTACTATAGACCCTGAGTAGAAATTAACATCTCCTCCTACATTAGCTTCAATTCCATATTGTTCAGAAATACGAATAATTCCTCCTTGATTAGGACGAATTAATGAATGATTTAATGCCGATGAAGTAGTAAATCCTTCTATATCAAGATAATCTTGTCTAACTTTATATGCATAAACTTCATTTCCATATGTAGTAATTGCTTCTTCAAATGCTGTGTAAAAGTTTAAATCTTGTAATTCAACATCTACTAAAGGATACCCTAATCGACGAGCACAAAATGTTACTATTTTATCAGCATCAATTTGAAAGTCATAGTCATAGTCATAAAATCCAAAAGGTGTATTGCCAGGGATAAATGAACTTGAACCAGGATATATTGGGATGTTAGCCATGTTTAGATTTTGTTATAAATATGTAAAAAAATAAGTTAGAAAGTTTTATTTAAAACAAAAATTTCAGAATATACTATATTCGAAGCATTGACACTTCCCCACTGAGCGGTTATAACTAATGTATTGTTAATTGTGGTATCAAAAGTTGTGTTATTAATATCACTAAAACTAGTTCCTTCAAAAGTACCTCCTCCAGAATTTCGAGTGTAAGTAAAAACTCCTCCAGATGCTATTGATGCTACCCCAGCTATACCTAAAGATCTTATAGTAAAATCTATATCTAATTCCCAGTGTCTGTTAGTAGTTGTATCTATAGATAAAAAACCAGTATCAGCTAATAGAACGTTAGATGATTTTACTCGTATACGCAATGTTTGGTTGTTTGCACTCGATAAGTGTCCTAGTAACTTAGCATGAAAAGAATCTCCAACTGCAAATCCATTTGCGGGTACGCTTAATGTACCTATTCCTGCTCCAATTAGATTAAGTTCATCTGTGGTTGCTGTTACAATTGGTCCATTTTCTATTTGTGTAAAAAAGCCATAATTAACAGGTCCTCCATTAATATATGAGTTACCTAAAACACTTAGTGATCCTGTTACTTGTAAACTACTTGTTGTAGCCCAAATACTCCCACTTGTGTTATTAAATGGCTGAGAACTACCTTGAGCACCTTGTGGTCCTAATGAATTTACCTGTATAATATCTGTTACAGGTTGTACTACTGTTAATTGATTATTATCAGTATCATTAACAACAACATTGTTAGTGGTTAAATTTACTACTATTCTATTTGAGTTATCAGCCATATATTAAAAAAATGTTAGTTGTCTCCAGAATACAGAATCTGAATGTCTTGCTATATAGAGATATTTTAAATTATCTTCTGTTCTTACCATCCACATTCTTCGACCTTGACGAGCTGTAGACATACCCGCAGGTATTTGACCTGCGTTGTGGGTTATATCTAAATCAACATCTAAATAATATAGACGAGCGTTGGCGTTAGTTTGAATATATAATCTACTTTCTCCATCATAAGCATACATTGTACCTGTTCCTAATACTTCACCAATTTGTACACCTAATAAAGATGCTCTTGGGTATTCAAGTTGCATAGTATTAATATTATACTTAGTATATCTTGTAGTTGAGTTACCTTCAAATAAGTAAATATATTTTCCTCTATTAGCAGCAGAACCTGATGGTCCGTATCCGTAAATCCATTTTAATTCTCCTCCGGTTGTTCTTAGAGCATTAGGTATAATACTATAAACACTTGTTGTATCAAAAGCAGTTGTTAATGCTACAGTAAGAGTATTGCTAGTATTAGCTGTAATGATATATTCATTACCTACGTTTGTACCAGCCATAATTCTTAAACGAGCACCAGCCCAAAAG